GTAGCGATTGTAGGAGAAGTTACTAAGAAGTTAGCACCACCTCTCAAAGTTAACTGGTGGATCTTGTTAGATACTTTTTGGATTTTAGTACCTAAAGTTTGGAACCACTGACCTTGAGTGTTGTAGAAAGCAGAAGTGTTTGCAGAGAAAGCACCGTTGCTGTAAACTTGGTTATTAATAGCTGACCAGTACTCAGTAGCAGCAGCAGCATCTTCGATCAACATGTCTAAGATTTCCAAATCAATTTCCATTGAAATGTACTCGCTCATGATGTTAGTCAATTCAGCTTCAGCGTCGATGTTCTGGTAAGCAGCTAAATCTTGTGCAAATTCAGGAGTCCATACTGCCTTCAATTTCTTGGTTTTAGCAGTGATAGGCTGTGATTGCATTCTAACGTTGATTTCAGGGATAACGATCTGAGTGTTAGAAGCAGCGTTAGGTACTGAGAAAGAACCTGAAGCTTCGAAATCACCACGACCTGAACCTGAGATAGCACCACCGTTGTTAGCACCTGATTGTACGTTCAAGCCATCTTGTGAAGTTGACTTTTGGTAAGTAACTACATAAACACCTGAATCAGCGATTTCGGCAGTTGAAGCAGAAACGTAGAAAGTAAGAGTGTTAGCAGTGTAGTTGTAAGTAGTGAATTGATTCAAGCAATCAGCAACTGTAAGAGCTGAACCTGAAGTTAATTCAAAACCGCGAACTGCATCTTGGTCGAAGTTAGGGAATGTAGTTTGAGCATTAGCTACTACGATTTCCTTAATAGTACCAGCAGCAACTGAAGCTGAGAAGTCAGAATCAAAGTTTACATCAGCAAGAGAAGCTGAAGTGATTGAAGCTGTAGTTACAGTAGCAGAAGCTGAGAAGTTGTTAGTAGCGTAGGTAAAACGACCTTCAGGACCACCATACAAACCACCTACAGGAGCAGGAGTAGAGAAGGGGAACTGAGAGGCAGTGTTACGAGTGCCATAAAGTGATTGACCAGCAGTGAATGGGTTCTTTGTATTACCATATTGGAAATCCAAGAAGAACACAAGACCTGAAGGCATGTTCATAGGTTGAACTGAAACGAATTCTTTAGCTACGATAGTTCCGAATACCTTTCTTACCAAAGGAAGAGCGATACCAGCCCAGTTCTCACCTTGTCCACCTGATTGGTAGAAAGAGTTAGAAGCGATTTCGTTAGATTCAGTTACTAATTGCTTGGCTTGGTTTTCCAACAAGATAGACATGTTGTTTTTATCAACCTCACCCAAACCTTCAAGAAGACCGGTTTTGGTCCACTTTCCAGCTAATTTAGCAGCATCGCTCTGTAGATTCTTCCAAGAACCAGCTGCGCTTTCGAGTAATTGTTGTACTTGTGACATTTTTTTTAAGTTTGTTTTTTGTGTTTAAATTATTTTTTAATTCCTGCAAGTGTTTGCCATCTTGCAAATTGGTTGTTAACCTCAAGAATTGGCTTCTTTGTTGAAGCAACACCTGATACTTTAGAAGCACCACCAGCTAACAATGATTCGTTAACGGTTTTCTTTTCGTTTGTTGTACCTTGAGACAAGGTTTCGTAAACTAATTTAACTTCTTTAGTAGTAGTGGCTTTATCAAAAGCTTCCAATACTTTTACCTTTTGGTTTTCGGTTAAGTTTTTAGCTCTGAAGATTTTGTTAGTGTAAAGCAATTTAGCGTTTAACAAGTTTACTTCATTTAAATCAGTTTTAACTTCAGCAAGAGCAGATAGAGCTTCCTCTAATTCCTTCTTAACTTCAGCTAATTCTTCTTCCATTTTCTTCTTGTCTTCATCGGCTTCTTTGCCTTCTTCCATTTTTTCTTCTTTGCTCATTTCGTCTAAAAGCTCGTCAAGTTTAACTTCTTCTTCTTCTGAAGTTTCGGTTTCCTCTTCTTCGCCTTCTTCTCCGCCTTCTACTTCGCCTTCTAGTTCCCCAGCGGCTACCATATCAGCGATTACTGATTCGATAAATGATTTAAGGTCTTCTTCAGACATGTTTTCAAGGTCGATTTCCTCTTCTTCTTCACCCATTTCCATTTCTTCCTCTTCAGCAACATTACCATGTGCTGTGGGTCCTTTGGGATCGTTGATTAGGTCTTCTTCACCTTCCATCATGTCTTCTTTTTTTCCTTCTTCCATGTCATCGAGTTCTCTTAAAAGTTCATCAAGGTCCATTTCGTCAAGTTCTTTACCTTCTTCCATTTCTTCAGCTTCTTCCATGTCTTTTTTCATTTCGTCCATTTCATAAGCTTCATCCATTTCTTTAGATTCGTCCATGTCAAAATTTTCCTTCATTTCCTTTTCGTCCTTTTTAGCTTCTTCGATTTCAGCTTCTTCCATATCGTCCATTTCAGCTAACTTTGCAGCTAACTTTTCTTTCAAATAGGGAGTGAACGCTTCTTCCAAAGCAGCTTTTGCATTTGCAATAGCAGTTTCTTTAACGGCTTTTGCATCAGCGATTGCTTCTTTTAGCAGATCTCTGTTGTTCATACTGTTTGTCCTCAAATTAAATGTTGGAAATACGCTTATTATAGATTACTCGAAGCGTAATAAAATTTATTAGTGTCGATGCGATATAAGAGATCGCATATTACGAATATACATATATGAGGATATTTTAAAGTCACAAAAAGAAACCCTCCTTTTTAGGGGAGGGTTGGTCCAAGGATACTATCCAAGGAGGGGTGTTTGCCTAAGGTAGCAGGCGTCTTAAAAAATGGGACAAGTCCCATTAGCACAAAGGATTTCTGAAAGTAATCCATTTACCTTTGTGTAAGGATCTATTGTATTTTCTTTACCTTCTTTTACTAGTTGCATATATGAACCTGGGTTAGAAGGAGTTGAAACAAAGTCCCAGCAAAGCAATTCAAAATCATCTTGTACTTCTAATGTTTCACCAATTTGTTTTAGTGAACCCATACCACGAGATGATACACCTACTGTTACATTGTTTTCGATTAATGCTTTTAAAATATTACCAGAAACGGTAGGTAAAATTTCTAATTTACCCATTACCTTATCTCCGTCCCACCAAATATCTCTGATAATGTGTGATACGTTTTTAAGGTTAATAATTGAAGAATCAGGGTGATCTAATTCACCTGTTGCTCTATTTTCTTTAACAATTTGAGCATATTTACTGATTTCTCTATCCCATAGTTCTCTAGGATAATATCTTCCGTTCCCGTTTTTAACTTCAGCTGTGGCAAGTATTCCTTCAACTAAAGGATTACCAGAAGGTGCTTTTAAACCTTCGGTTAGTTGTGAGGGAGCAACTGAAAACGGGATAGTTTCAATTAATACTTGTTTCATTATTTCTTATCTAAATCTCCGTAACCGCTTGATTTGTACTTACCTTTTGGTGCTTTAGGTTCGCCTAAACTTGGGGCATTATCTACGTATCCAATTCCTTTAATACCAGCAAAAGCGTTTGTGTGGTAATAGTTAATGTCTTTAGCCATGTTTTTAGCAACGATAGCTTTTAATTCATCAACTGTTTTTTTAGAATTTTTAGGATCACCCATTTCGGTTAAATAACCTAATAAGAATGATTGACCGTATAAATTGTCAATGTTTTTAGGATCATTGTTATCGAAATTGCTTTCTAAATCTTTAGCTACTTCAGGAGCTGGTTTTTCGAATGTGTTTTGATCACCATATTCTTTTTTATCTTTAACACCTACTGCCTCGGCGATATTGTCGTTAAAGATTTTAAACCAATCTTTTCTACCAGTAGTTACACCACCGATACCTTCAGAAAGAACACTTTTGCCTTTCAAAATAGTAACAGCAGTATTGTAATCTGTTAAAGGAGATATAAAATCAGGAAATACACGACGGGCACTCTTTAAAAAGTAGTCTTTATTTCCTTTACCTTCTTTAATAAGGTCGTATTGTTGTTGTAAGGTCTTTTCCATTTGTTATAAATATTATAAATAGAATAATACTGCTCCTGATGAAAGCGATGCGCTTGTAACAAAGATAGGTACAGTAGTACCTGCAGGGATAATCCAATCTGTTGTGGTTAATTCAACATTACTAGCGTCTTTTAAGCCAGTAAATGTTGCTGAACCCGATACTACAGTAAAACCAGCATACGAGCCAGTTACTGAGGTTGTTGATACTATTCCGGTTGCGTTAACGGGTATATTTGCCATAATTTAGTCTTTAAATAGTTCTATTAAATCGTTTAAGTAATCGTTTGCCAAATCTGTTCCATACACTACACCAAATGAACTTGGATTAGCTCTGTAGTAATCCATTGTTTTATGTTTTGCTTGTTGCAATAATGGTAACAGTTCGTTTAATTTTCTTTCTAATTCATCAAATCCTAATAAACGAGATGAAATAAATTTCTTTCTATCAGGATCTGATATGTTTAAATCTTGTAAGTAAGATTCAACATCTGTGTTTGCTTCGTTTATATTTTCTTTCCAAAGAGGTTTAACGATAATACCTTTAGCTTTTTTGTTTAATGCTTTTTGGTTAACTAACTTATATTTAAAGTCTTTAACATAAACATTATTTATAACTCCAGTTTCACCAGCAGCAGGACCAGGACCCATTGTTGCACCAGGACCTTCACTTACCTTTTTATATCCAACTTGCGAATAAGCTCCGTAAGTTGATTTTTTAGGAGATGGTCCATCATGATTTTCACCTTCACCACCTGATGTAAATCCTGAATTTGAAGATATAGATGAAATTTCATCTAATTTATCTTTAATAGCATTGTATTGGTCAGGATAGTACTTGCGTAAATGTGTTCTGAAATTGTTAAATACTGCTTTTAAGTTTTCAAATATCTTAAGTATCGCTGCATCACTTTTACCTCCAGGAGATTTAACTAATGCAGATAAAGCATCTACGGCTGTGTTTAATTTTTCTAAAGAATCGGAAAAACTTGCTAACTTAATAATTTTATGGCTTATAGATCCTGTTTCTTTATTTATATCATCAGTTTTAAAATAAGTTTTTAAATCTCTAGAAAAAAAGTCATTTTCCATATCCACAGGACCATATTGATCTTCTAATCTTGCGATTAATGAAGGATCAACCTCATTTGGTTTGAGGATATCTCTTTCTTCCTTTAATTTATATTTAAACTTACTTTGCGACATTTTTGAGTTCCTCTAAAAGTTCATAGTACTGCAACAAGTTAACCAAATCATCGTTACCTACTTTATCTATTTTACTTAAAGGAGATAATAAATTGTTAACTTCATTTAGTTTAATTTGAACGGCTTTATTAGAAACCCCTTTTGATAATTCAGTAATTTCAGTTTTGATTTCTTGAATCTTTGTATTGTAGAAATTCTTTAATTTAGGAGTTGAATCAACCGAATTGATAAATTCTTTTAATACTTCTTTTTGATTATCATTTAATGAAGCATACTTGCCATTAAATTTTTCTAAAAGAACTTTATATGTTAAAATACGTAAATCTTTATCGTATGATTGGAATTCGGTTAACAGATCATCTTCAACTTTTTGTTTATCAACTTGTTTAGTTGTTAAACTTTCTAAAATAGCAATTTTATTGCTAATAATTTGATCTGGGTTTGATAAATTTTCGCTATTGTATATTTCTACTAATGTATACAATGCGGCGTGAGTTTTGTAATTAGGTAATTTTGTTTTGAAGAATTCTTCTAAATTGTAATGTGCTGAGATTTCTTTAATAAGATTATATTTTTGTCTTTTTAAAGCTCCTCTATTTAAGTTTTTAGAAGATTCAATAACTGAATTGATCACAACCTCTGCTTTACTTTCTGTTAAATTTTTATACTTTGAAAGTGTTTCGTAAAGTTTATATTCTTTTCCTAATTCTGTCTTTACGAAATATTTTTTTAGAATATTGGTTGCCTTGGAATCTTTACCTGACAAAGTGTCGGCAGTGATTTGTCTCACAAGCAATTCAAATAAAATACCCGTATTTTTATATTTTGAATGTTTGATATTCATTCCTAAGGTTTTATTATAAATATATAAAGATTCTTATTCCCTGATTTGGTCTTCATCTAACAAAGATCTTTTGGGCTTATTGTCACCAAAAACAATATTTTTTGCCATACCCTCAATCAACGTTTTATTTTTAAGGTAAATCTGTTTTGCTTCCAATGCTAATGGTGAACCACCTTTAAATTCTGGCTTGATTGAATCTGATTCATTGTCATCTTTTTTCATACCTTTAGCGCCTAATCTGTCTTTACCAAAATTATCATCTTGTGTATTGCGATCAGTTGGGTTTTCTTCAGGACGACCCATTTTAACATCATCTCCGTATCCTACAGGTACGTTATCTGGTTCGGAATACATTCTTCCTTTACCGTAAAGTGAAGCTAAATCGTGTGGTGTACCATATGATTTACCTGTTACTTTAGGATCGTTACCTTCCTCAGCAATTTGGTTAAATCTAAAGGCACGTTTTTGGTCTTCAGCTAACAAGTCTCTGTATTCATCATATTGATCTTGAGACAAATGGAAAATATTATCATAAATCCAATCTGATGGTAAGATTTTAGATTCAAGAATCTTTTGAGCTAAATCTACTTTTTGAGTTAACAACGCAATTTTTTCCTGATCATAGATAATAGAAGGAGTTGTTAAATCTAATTCAAAGTTTGTTAACTCTTCTCCAGTATAACCTTGTGAGTACAAGTGTACAAGAGCAATTTTATACAGTTCTGAAAGTACAATACGTTGAATTTTATCAATTGTACGAGCAAATCTAATATCCTCAGCAGCTAATGTTGCTTTACCAGTTAAATCTTTTTCGTAACCCATAAACGCCTTAGGTACCTTAAGGGCTGCGAATAATTTATCTCTTAGGTAAGTAACGTCTTGAATACCATCGTACTGTAAACCAGGAGTAGTATCAATCTTAGTTGCTGTATCATTACCTCTTACTGGGATGTAGAAATCCTCAAGTAAGTTTTGCATATTGTATTTTAAGTTGTACTCACCAGTATTGCTATCCATCAACGGAGTACGTTTCATTGTAGAAATAGTTTTCTGCATGAAGTTTTCTACCTCGTTTGGTGGAATTGAACCTACGTTAATATAGAATATACGACGGTCTGGGCTACGTGAAATTCTGTGAATCAACATAGCATCTTCCATTAACACATACTGTTTGAAGATACGACGAGCTGGTTCAAGATATGAACGGCCATATGGAAGATAGTTAGCATCTGTTAACAATCTAAAGTGAGCCATTTCGTAGTTATCAAAATAGATACCTGGTTGGTTATCAAATGTTCCTAAATTAGGTGAACCATAGTAACCAGAACCACCTGCAAAAATACCTTCAGGTGAATATTTAAATCTTACTGCGTTTGGATGTTCTTTATCGTAGTTTTCTTGACGCTCAATATGATAAGCAGTATAAGGAATAACATTATATACACCATACTTTTCAGCAATTTCCATTTTTAAGAAGAAATCACCGTATTTACACATTTGGCGAATCCACCAGTTCAAGTTAAATTCAACGTTCAACACATCATAAAACAAGTTGTATAGAATTTGTTGAACGTCTTCGTTATTTGATCTGATTTGAAGGACTTCGCCCATATCGTTTTTCAACGTACACTCATCAGCAATAATATCAAGAGCAGAAGCAACAATTGCATCATAATCCATGTTATCGTAGTCTGAATAGACCATGGTACGAAGATATTGCCAGTTTATATTGATTTGAGCACCTAAAAGTGAGGTGGTAGAAGGCGAATATAATCTATTATATCTATCTACTAAAGAATTTGTGGCTACATCACCAGAACGTTGGATTGAATCCACGTCCATTACTTTTAATTCGTTGCCACCCGCGTTTCTTATAATAACGTCTGTTGAAAACAGTCGTTGTAATCGAGTGAATAAACTAGTATCTGCCATTTTTATATTTTATTATATACTATAAATATTACAATAACCATTTAATGTCCTCAAATCCACCTTCTGTTTTAATTTGATATGGATTTTGAACTTGGTTGCTATTATATCCACCAATATAATTAGATTTACTCATATTTCCAAGTGTAGCTCGAGTCATATCATGAGACATTTGCTGGAATTTTAGTGAAGTATCTCTTAAGAACATTGCTATACCAAAAGCCATCACCAAATCATCATTATAACCTGATTGTGCTTCTGGTCTACCATTTTTCCATACAAATACTTTCATTTCCTCTAACAATCGTTTTGAACGAATTGTTACGGAGCGA